ATCGCTTGTTACGACATTATCTGCCGTTCTTACATTTGCTTCTGACATGGATAACTCCAAGAATTAACCCAATGAACCCATTGGTAGGTAAATGCTTTTATAACATAAGTGTCGTTTATTTACAACATTATTTCTTTTTTTCGCCTGGCTGTCTGCCGTTTTTTTCTTCAAATTCATTTTTAGCCATACTGTGAAGCCACGGATGAATTTCATGTTTTTTTAGTTTTAAAACAAATTCTTTTTTAGGCCAATGAATTACATCGTAATGTGCTGCTGATTCTTTGCCATTTGAAGGCACTCCAATATGGCTTGCTTCACCACTTCTCAAAACTTTTACACCATTTACTTCAGTCCAATCAGGCAATGGAACATCTTTTTTTACCCGCTCAAAATGCTCTTGCGCTTCTTTACTTCCACTTTCGTGCATTTTTGCAAGCAAATCTAAATGTTTTTTTGTGCCAGCTAAATCACGGCCCTGATTATCAACTTTAGGGGTAGATTTATTGCCCATTTTTTTGGCAATATATTCTTCACGATTTTCTGAAGTTACAGTTTCTCTGCTCATATTGCTCTTTCTGTAGTTTCTGCATTTGCTAATGCAGCTTGATGACGATCCATTCCAGCAAGCAATATAGCTACTTGCGCTTTTAACTGCTCTACTTCTAGCTGAGTCTGAGTCTTGATAACTGTGTCATGCGCTGTAGTGTCTGTACGCATCTGAGTATCTTCACGCTTAACTTGCAGGCGCATCTTCTCACGCTCTGTTTCAGCTTCTTGTACTTGCTGTTGAACAGTAGCACGATATTTCTTATCCATTTCTTCGGCTTGAATCTGTTGTTGAAGTTGTTGGATCATCTGCTTGCTTTGAGCCAACTGCATCTGTACTTGTGGTGGAATAGGTGATTTATCGTCAATTTGAGCCATAGGATTGGCTGCTGCAAGTCTGTCTGCAATGACTTCTGCACCTGGGAAGTCCATATTACGGAAGATTAGATCACCAGCAGTTTGCATCAATGTAGGATCAGCACCTAATAAACTCATCATAGAATCTACTGCTTCTTGACGTTTAGAGTTGTAACCAGGGCCTGTTTCCATTACTACGTCATATTCACCTACAGTTACGTCATTTAAGACTTTAGACACGCCTTGCTCGTCTTGTCCTTGCTCGTTGATAGTGACCATCTCAGGTTTGCCATCGTCGCCAATAATACGCATTACACGTTGTCTATCGTAAATTTTAGGGATTAGATCAAGAATGATACGACCTGTATGACGGATTGAGCGAGTCAGATTGTCATAATAGTGAAAGTTAGTCATATCAGCTTGAGCTTGCTGACCTTGCAATGACTTGCCAGATTGCATACCTTGTGGCAACTGACCAGGATCAAAGATGCCTACAACTGCTTGTAAGTCTTGATTCATGCCTTGCAATGCAGTCATTACGCCTGCTGGTGGTGGCTCTGGCTGAAGTCTTGTAGGTGCTGGAGCAATCCGACCTTCAATGTCTGTCTGCTTATAACGTAATACAGGCATAGCTTTAATGTTAGCCATTGCCCATTCGTTCTCATGGCCTTCGTCTTGACCTTCTGCAAGCAACCATTTAGCTTTAGGAGCAAGAGCTACAGTTTCAGTCAATGCTGTTGACCAGTAGTTATACATACGTTGTGGGTCTTTAGCCATACGCACTAGACCGAACTTCTTATGCTTATCGTCAACCCTTACTTCTTGACCATATACCGGCACGATAGGGATAAACTTGCCAGCCCATTCGCCTTCTTCAAGGATTTGCATAGCCGTTAACTTGCACCATTTAATCTTTTTGCGCCAGGTATCACGTTTATCAATCACAGTAATACCAGCAGCAGCCAATGCTTCTTTGCTTGGCATTTCATCGCTATAGCCTGTTGTGCCGTCTGAAAGCTGAATAATCATTGCTTTCTCACGCTCAGTATAGAAATACTCAGCTATGCGTATATCTTCCTTCGTGACCCATTCCGACTCCGTATCGCCCGTTCCTCTACTGGAAAATCCTTGAGTGTCCTCTGCATTTGGATACATTTTCTTGAACACGGCTTTACTGACAACTGTTGTAACAAGGCACTTTTCAGCATCTGAGCCGTCAGGTTCAACGCTATTAGGGTCAAAGTAAACGCTAAAAGGATTCTCAATACGCTTAATGTAGATTTCTTGGTCAAAACTGTCATCCCTTACATAGTCTGTAGTTACACGCCAATAGCCCCAACCCATCTTTACGCAATACTCAAACGCATGATCGTAGGCTTGGTCTGCATCGCTTTGATTCTCAATATGGCGAGTAATGCCTGTAATAATCTCGGCTACTTTGGCATCTGAGTCATTGTTCATGCCATGCACTTTGATGCGTGGGCGTTGTTGACGTTGTTGATTGCAGATTTGACGAATATAAGCATCTACTTTATTAATCGTCAAGCAAGGTCTAGCTTCTAATACTCGGCTATTTTGCACATCTACAGGCCATTGATCGCCAGCAGCAAATCTCACATCATCTAACGCTTCAGCACGATTGTTGCTATCAGAATCGTTACAAAGCCTTAAAAACTGCTTGGCTTCTTCAATTCTGCCGTCTGATTGTGAGTCTGCAACGCTATCGTATGCCATAGTTATTTCTTTTCAGTAGTAATGGTTTCAGCATTAGGTTTTACATCAAACCAGCGATGACCTTTGTTGTAAGCCTCAATTAATTCGCCCATAGTAACTGGCGTGTGATGCTCATAATCAGCCAGTCGTGGAGTCCATGTTGTTTCGTGAGTGACAGGAACATAGCTTTGATAACCATCTTTAGTTTCTAAAGTTTTCATGCCCTCTTTGAGTTTTACTTTTTTAAAGTCATTGCCAGGATGATCAACAAATTCACGCATAGGGCCATAAATACTGCGAGAAAATGGGGTTGGTGCATGAGCAATTACACCAGGCTCAATCAATTCTCTGCCTGATTTAACCCATTTTTTTCCAACTTTCCATCTGCCAGGCTCTGCATTTGTATTTGGCAAAAATTGTCCACCTTTGTAGTGCGCTTTATTGGATTCGGCTATTTCTCCACCCTTTTTGGCACGACCTTTATTCATCTTTTTTTCGATGTATTCTTCACGGTTTTCTGAGGTGACAATTTCTCTAGCCATACAATCCCTTATTCTTTGCCCGATTTTAAGACATTTGTTGTGTTTTTACTACACATTTTAGCCCATCCATGAACTTGGTAGGTTATAAGTTGACTTTTGTTTGGGTGCTTTTCTAGGCTCGTTAACCATAAGTCCAATGTAACGGAAAGCATCTGCTCCGTGACTGTAGTTGTCGTGCAAGGGTTTTTGACTAAATTGCTTGGTATCTGGATCAACGTCATACCTATAATGTCTGAGGCATTGCAAGCCTTCATGGGTGTTTGTGCGGTCAAACCAGCACTTATTGAACATCATTCGTGCAGCATTGATTGAATCTACGATAGGAGTTCTTTCGATAACTCTTGTATTGAAGTTTGCAGCTCTGACCACTTCTTCGATACTTTTGCCGTGTGAGGCCAAAGTCTTGTTGCCAGCATCATGTGGTAGCCAAATAGTGTCGATAACGTATCCATAAGACTGTATTTTACCAAGATAATGAGCAATTGTCTGTTGGTTATCTTCGTGATAGCGTATCAATCTGACTTCTTGTGCAATAAATTGGACTATCCAGTAGGCTGTACTATCTGCCCAACCGAGGTCAAATACAACATGACAAGGCTTGATTGGATCGTAGGGTACATTGCATATTCTGCCATCTAATTCTGCCATTGTTAGTTCTTTAGCAAAGATAGCACCATCTACTGTCTGACGGCATAACCCTTCCCAAACTGTGTTGTACGCTTCTCTATCCCTACTAAATAAGGCATCTTTCTCTAATTTGAGAGTATCTGGGAACCAGGGATTGTCTGACCAATTAATCTTTGCAACTTTGCAGTTCTCTGGCGGTGATACCACGAACCTTTGATAGGTTTCATCGCTTTCAAGCTCCGGATTGAACGTAACCCAGATTTCTGACTTTTCTTTACGGATGGTAGGGATAAGAATATTCCACGAGGTTTTTGATACCGACTGCGCTTCCTCAACCCAACAGAGGTCAACACCCTCAAAAGACTTGATGTTTGTGACGTTGTTTTTAAGGCCAACAAACGCAAATTCAGTACCATTCTTGCCTCGAATGGAGTTTTGTGTGATTTCATAGAACGATTCTAGTTTTAAAGCAATGATTTGGTCTGATAGCAGTTTGTGGACTGATTGACCTATTGAATTTTGAAACTCACGAGCGCATAGCACCCTTGTAGGCTTCTTTACGCCAATAACAAGTAATGCACGAGCGACCCCCCAAGATTTAGCCCCACCACGACCACCATAAAGCACTTTATATCGGCATGGATCGAATAGCATTTGCAGCTTGATTGGAAAATCAACCGCACTAACAGCTTCCCTAATCTCTGATGTGATTTCACTCATCTACAGGTGGTGGAATGATAGATGGAACATGAAAACGCACTTCTAATGAAGTTGTTACATTGTTTCCTTCGCCATCTTCAAAAGTTGTCGCTTGTACTGCTTTACCATCTGTTCTGTCAGCTAAGAAGTTAACAGCCCACGGCTCACCTTCTTCTGCTTTGTCTAATACTTTGTCAGCAGCATTGCGTAGTTTCTGTGGATTCTGTGCAATAGAACGTCTGAGAGCATCTAAAAATGGCTTATTCTTGGTAGCATTATTGTTACCAGGTTGACCCCCTTTAGAATTATTCGTTTCTTCGCTCATGTTCTTGATTATGTTGTTTTTTTACAACACTTATGATTGTGAAATATCAGGTTCTTTAATCTCATCAGACTGTTGTTTTTTTGCAACATCCATCTGAGCTTGAGCAATAGCATTGATACCATCTATTAGATTCTTGCTATACACATAAGGTAATTGTCCTAATGCTTGTAGTAACTCGTTTACTTGTTGTACTGTAAAAGTAATCATTCTTATACTCTCTTAGCTTTGGTTTTCTTAGTTGCAGCACGTTTTTCGCTATATGCGATTGCCACAGCTTGCTTTACTGGCTTACCAGCTTCTACTTCGGCTTTAATATTGGACTTAAATGCTGCTTTGCTGTCTGATTTTTTGAGAGGCATGGTTTTGCTCC